AGGCGGGCTAATGTGCGTAATTTAGGCTTTTGTGCTTTCTATAAACTTTGTGCGTAGGGCAAGGAAAGTGCTAATTATAAACCCAAAAACCAAACCTTAAAAAAAATAAAACCAAAACGTAAAATTTTTTACTTTTTAGTTTTGCAAAGCTATTAAAAAAGTGCAATAGGCTACTTAAAAAGAGTAGCTATTTTTTTTTGCACTTATCTAATATTACGCCTTAATAATCCGCCTAACGTTAGTTGCTAAGTTGCCCAAGTTCGGCACTTGAAAAAACTGCAAAAGGACTTAATCAAATAAAAAGTATTTCGGACAGGTTGGATATTTGAAAATAGGTTTTTATTTTTGAGTATTTAATGTTTGGACGCTAAACGGAAACTATTTCTAAATTCAATGAGTTCAGACAAAGCGAAAATAAACGCAAGTTTTTAAGAAATAAGCGCAAAGGTTGCGTTTATCCAGATGTTGGGCGTTATGTTAAGGACAACACTTAACAACAACGCCTTTAAAACGGACAAGGCAAATGGCACAAAAGAACAAATTGTATTACGGAGATAATTTAGAAGTTTTACGAAAGCACGTCAAAGATGAAACGGTAGATTTATGTTATATTGACCCACCGTTTAACTCAAAACGGAACTATAACCAAATTTACAACAACATAGGCAAAGAAGACGTAGCACAAGCACGGGCTTTTGTGGATACTTGGACTTGGAACAGTATAGCCAACGAAGGATTTGATGAAATTACAAGCAATAAAAACGGAGTTTTTACCAAACAAAGTATCAACCTGATTTTAGGACTTGAAAAAGTCTTAGGAAAAGGCAGTTTACTTTCCTATTTGGTAAGTATGACCCAGCGAATTGCAGAGATTTATAGAGTGTTGAAACCGACAGGCTCATTTTACTTGCATTGCGACCCAACCGCAAGCCATTACTTGAAATTGGTTTTAGACGCCATTTTTTGCTCACAAGGTGGAGATTTTAGAAATGAAATTGTTTGGCATTATTCAGATGGGACTGCACCCAAAAATGACTTTAAAAATAAACACGATATTATTTTTCGGTATTCAAAAACTAAAATTTTTACTTTTAACGAAATTAGGTTGCCTGTATTGAATTTAAAAAGATATAATTTGACTGACGAAAATGGTCGCAGATATTTTATAGATGGGCATAATAAAAAGTGGTATGCAGATGCGGGAAGAGCCTGTGAAGATGTCTGGACATATTTACAAGATGATAATTTTCGACAGTTAAATTCAATGTCAAAAGAAAGGTTAGGCTATCCAACACAAAAACCAGAAGCACTTTTAAAAAGAATTATCAAAGCAAGTTCAAATGAAGGAGATGTAGTTCTTGATGCTTATTGTGGTTGTGGTACAACGATAGCAGTTGCAGAAAAACTAAAAAGAAATTGGATAGGCATAGACATAACTTATCAATCTATTTCCTTGATAATGAAACGATTAGAAGATAGTTTTGGAAAATCTGTTTTAGAAAATATCACATTGTCAGGTATTCCTGAAGATTTTGAAAGTGCGGTAGCATTAGCAAATAAACAAGATGATAGAGTACGCAAAGAGTTTGAAAAGTGGATAGTTTTAACCTACTCAAATAATCGAGCAATTATCAACGACAAAAAAGGAGGAGATGGCGGAATAGACGGAACAGCCTTTATTTTGGATTACAACGACAAACAAGAACAAATTTTTGAGCAGGCTATCTTTTCTGTAAAATCTAACAAAACACTTTCGCCAACCGTTATTCGGGATTTATTCGGAACAGTTGAGAGAGAAAAAGCTGCAATGGGTTTCCTTTTGACTTTGTACCCAATGCCCAACTTAGTAAAGGAAGCCGAAAAATACGGGAACTATCAAAATAAAATGTTTGGGCATACCTACCCAAAAATAACAGTTGTAAGTGTGCAAGATATTTTGGAAGGCAAGAAAATGTATTTGCCGACAAGTGTAGAAGTTTTGAAAAAAGCAGAACGGAAAGCACAAGAAGGACCAAGTAAAGGAATTTTTGACAGTTAAACCTGTGAATAAGCAAACAAAATATTTTAGGATTTTAATTAAAAACAAGAAAGTAGAAAAATAAATAAAATGAAAATTCCCCTAAATAAGAACGAATAAAATTATATTTACATCATTATTCTTAATTTTGCATTTGTGGATAAAATTGGATACATAGAAATAAAGGTCTCGGGTTCAAAAGGAAATTTAAACCTCACCCCTGATAATTACGACATTCGGGAAATCATTGCAATTCTGCAAAATGCTGAAAATCTTCTTTTTTCTTCCGAGAAGAAAGACCGCCCTCCTATCAGTTACAAAATAGAAGAGGGCTCTGTAAAACATATTTTCAAAACTTCCATTCAGCACATTATTGGATTTAACGCTATTATCGCACAAATTCTGCAACAACAAAATATTGATTTTCTTGACCTGCCTACAGCAAAAGCAATTGAAAATATACAAAACATAGCCCGAAAAAAAGATTATGTTTTTACCATTTCTACATCCATAGACAAATCAAATGAACTGCGAGTAGATGCCAACACGCATTTTTACAGAACCGAGACCGACTGGGTAGATGCAGAATTTTATTTCTATGGAAAAATTATTGATGCCGGAGGAAAAAATAAAACCAATATCCACATCCTTACACAAGAATATGACGTCATTAAAATTTCCACCCCGGTGGCGTTTTTTGAACAACTGGAGGAAAATATTATCCACAAAGAAACCTATGGCATAAGAGTAAAAGGAAAACAAAGTTCTGTTACGGGTGAGTTTGATAAAGATTCTTTTAAATACTTGGAGTTAATCCCTTATGAGAAAAAATACGACGAAGCATATTTAAATTCACTAATCGAAAAAGCAACAAAAAACTGGGCTCAAATAAAGGATAAAGATGCCTGGCTCCATCAAATAAGAGGAAATTATGATGTATAAAGGAGTTTTACTTGATACAAGTTTCTTTATTCGCTTACTTGATAAAAACGATTTATTACATAATAATGCCAAAGGATATTACAAATATTTCTTGGATTACAATTATGAGATGTTCATTTCAACCATTTCTGTGGCTGAATATTGTGTGGGCGATACTTTTGAAAATTTACCTATGAAAAATTTACAACTTCTTCCATTTAACCTCAACCATGCAAAAAGAACAGCAGAATTTGCTAAAATCGTATTTAAGCATAAAAATAAACTAAATCTGAAAGAACGAAACATAATTCCCAACGATACAAAATTATTTGCACAAGCCGACATAGAAACATCCATTGAATTTTATCTGTCGTCAGACGAAGAAAGTTTGAAAATTTACAATCTCCTTAAACAAAACTCAAACCCGCGATTTCAGTTTATTAACTTAAAAACACCGTATTCAGAAACTTTTGGAATATTACCCTTATGAGAATAGAACTCAAAGAAATTACCGTCCGTGAATTAACAAACGGCTACAAAAACAATGATGAAGAAGGTGTGGTAGGATATGGTGGCAAATTGGACATTCGCCCCCCCTACCAACGTGAGTTTATCTACAAAGACAAACAACGTGAAGCAGTTATTGATACGATTACAAAAGGTTTTCCCCTCAATGTTCGGCAGGACTATTTAGAAACGGCTATTGAGTAGATTTTCAAAGGAAACATAGAAAGTTATATGGCAACCCACCAACACGACCCCAACGTGGTTATTCTTTAATCAAGTCAAAGAAAATATAGAAGCTAAACTATGGGAAGGCGAAAGTCTACCTGACGAATATTTACCATGATTCCCTACGACGCCTTAATAATCCGCCTGACGTTAGTTGCTAAGTTGCCCAAGTTCGGCACTTGAAAAAACTGCAAAGGGGAATATAAAGGCTGTCTGAACTCAAGCTTTCTAATATATGCGGCTAAGGTCGTTGCACTGTTAATGCTCGTGCATAGGATTCGCCAGTATCTGTACGCATTAGTATTGCTAGTGTTTACCCATGTACCATTAGCGAAGTTGGTTAGAATATCTACCCATGTGCTGTCGTCATTGCTCGCTTGCAACTTATAGTTTGCCATTGTGCTTACATTCGGGCTTTCTCCGTGAAAGCAATAAACTGCCTCAAACACGAAGGCTGTGCCAAAGTCTATTTTGAGCCACTCTCCCCCTGCTGTCGGAGGTGTGCTGGTGTTTGACCAAAGTACACTCATCCAGCCTTCTGATGTATTGTTATCAAATGCTCGCCAAGCTTCGTTAGAACCCGGTGTTCTAACCGTGCTTGCGCTTACAACGATAGGCGGTGAAGAGGTGTTGCTGCTGAGTATAGGAGGCTGGTTAGGCGGTCTATTTATCTCTGGGTTGGTAATGAACGCTCCGCCGATTTTGGCAAAAAGCGCTGGATAACTTGCAACAGGGTGAGTAGCTCCGTTGCACAAAAGATAGCCTGCGGGAGGCGGAGGAGTTCCACCTGATATAGCTTCATCTTCTATAATACCTACGGGCGTAAGCTTGGGAGCATTCATGCTTACATTCAGCCTCGCATTCGTTCCGTCCCAATTGAGTGCAAAGTCATCGTTAAAGTTCATTTTGCTCGCTATACCGATAAAAGCGAGGGCTTGCTCTACGGTAAGTGAACCCGCAAACCCCGGTAGGGTAGTTTCATCTATCCATATTTCGCCTGTGGTAGCGTCCACCTGCAAGCCCCCAAAGGCGTTCGTTCCTGTATTGCGAACTCGCACCTGCGCCTCCCCACTGCCGTTAAAGCGTAGCGCATTGAGCGCATTTGCCCACCTTTTTAGGCTGATTTGGTTCGTGCTTATAGAGATGCCATCTAAAGCCACGAGGTCGTTTATCCTGACCAAGTTCGCTCCGCTTACCTCATACACCCCATTTTCGGAAGGCGTCGTCTGCCCTATAAGCAGCACCCTTTGCTTCTCCACAAGCGTATAGTTTCTACCGTTCACCGTAATAGGATTTGGGAATGGGGAGAGAGAAATATTGGTAGGAATCATTACAAAGCCCATGCGCGCCATGATAGTAGCAGTCAAGTTATCATTACTTAACTCATAAGCCTCGTCGACATAGTCTTTGTCGGCAAAGTCGGTAGGGCTACTTACTGTATGCCCTTTTATAAGCCTATCGTAAGGCACGCTATTTTGCTTCAATAGCCAGCCCGACATTCTTTTTAAAAAGCCCATATCTTATTGATTTATAGGAAATATCTATACTTAATTGTAAATTCTAAATCGGCAGTAACCGTAACATCTGCATCTAAACTAAATGTTAGGGCAGTCCCTGAAATATTGTATTCAGTCCCATAGACGCAAGCAATACCCTCCCAAGCAAAGCTACTATCATCAGCGGGGTTTACAGCCTCATGCTCCAGCGTATAGGTATAAACTCCACCCGCTAAATCACAGTCTGCAAGGGCAAAGGTTTCAGTCTTATATGCCCTCAGGTCCAAGTTGTCATCAAGCAGGTTAGGCATTGCATCAATAAGTGCATCAACTACCTCCCCTACCATCTCCGCTGTGATTTCCTTATTATCGTTCTTATAAATCCGAGCCAGCCTGTATGCTTTTAGCTCAGTCCTTGTCCTTTTTGGCAAACTCACCAAGTGCGGTTCAGCCTTATTTGTGTCTTCAAAAGCCATAGTTTAAATATCAAAATCGTTTGAAAAATCATTAGAAAAATCAGCAAAGGGAATCAAATCTTCCCCTGTATTCACCTCATAGCCAAGACTTTCATAATAACCTACTATCTCTTTATTGACTATTTTATCTACATTTATCAATAAAATCTGTCCCGAATGTAGATAAAAGTTATCCTCAGCAATTTGAGGATTGTCAAAAATTAGCTGCCTTGTTGCCTCTACGCTCCCATAGTATTGCAAGGCTATATCCATCAAGTTCTGCCCCTCCTTTACGGTTATTTCTTTCATATTCTTTCGGCTATTACCTTGCTTTCATTTTCCCCAAATTCCAACTTATCTACCCTGTACCCATCTATTTCCAGCTGCAACTTCGCTCTTCGCTTTAATACATCCTCGTTTCCCGCATGTTTTTCCCAGCGCCTAAGCCCCACACCCATAAGCGGAGCGTTGCGAAACTCCCCCATCTCACCTATCAGTATATGCCTTATGTGCTGATAGTCCGTATTTTCGTCGGTTTCAAAATCCCCATTGCGAATCACCGCATCATCATTATTATCATATAGTATATCCATAGTTTAGTGTTTTACCTTTGAATTTTGCATATCCGATGGACTTGGCGTTGTGGTCGTAAACGGAACTAAGGGAGTAGCCGTGTTAGGACTTCCCGCAGGGTGAACGTGTCCGTTTGCCCACGTTTTAATGGCTTCCAAATGTGTAACTAATTGATTAAGATAGCTTAATAAACTACTATGCTTAACTAATCCTCCATTGCTGCCGCCATTGATAATAATATCTTTTGCGCTGTTTATCTTAATATCTCCATTATTCTCTATAAATATCACCGCCTTATTTGTATCTACTTTAAATTCTATACCATTATCCTTGCTTACATTATAAACCACTTTCCCAATTGTACCTATTTTTTTTTCAATTACGCTGAATCCACTCACAAAGGCATTAGCAGAGTCAAGCAAAGTAACCAGCACAAAGCTATTGACAGCGGGTATATTATACTCGCCCTTATCATCTCCTTCCACCTCCAAGAGTGCATTTAAGCGAACTCCAAACAACTCTGCACTTCCATCTATGGGCAGTACGTCGCAAGTCCGAGCCGCCTCATCTACCGCCTTCACAGTCGCCAGTAAGGTATTATAAACGCTATCACCCTGCGTTGCTTTTTTTAAAATCTCACCTAAATTCATAATTTGTGGCTATACTTTCCTATCAATCTCTATCCTTTGCCTACCGCCCCCCTGCCCAAAGGTAGTTGTTACACTTTTCACCAAGTACTTCCCCTTGCGGTCAGGCAGTAGCAGGTCGTCTAATAACACTATGTCCCCATGCCTTACGAATGGCAATAAAAAGCTTTCAAAATTACCCTTATAACCTTCATAGCGCAATCGTGCTGCATCTTGCTTGACGACCTTGCGCAAGTCTGCCTCTTTTAAATTGTAATAATTAAAAGTCCTTAACTCCCCATCGCTATCCCCCTCCTCTACTTCTATCTTGGTATTATTGGGTAAAATGCTAATGCCTTTTACTTTTAATTTTATGTCCTCCTTCCTCAAATAGGTCAAGTCGGAGTTAATAATATCTTCTTGAAATACAAAATTTCTGATATTGGCATTAAGCAAGCTGCCTACTTTCCCACAATACAACTTTCCATCTCTTACCCAGCTATACAGCCCATACTTTTCTTTCAACTCTTGCAATATTTGGGCAGGTGTAACTCTTGTAACTCTAAACTGACCAAGCGCAATATCATCGCAATCAAATGTGAGAGGTTGTATTGCTGAAAGTAGCTGTTTCAAGCTTACTGACTTCCAAGACTTGGTAATACTACTTTGCTTCAACAGCCACATCGCATCTTCGCATTCCAATACAAAAGGAATACTGGGCTTTATTGCACTTATAAAGCCTTCAAATACAGTATTATAAGTTTCCAATAGCTTGCCCGCATAGCCCAATTCTATCTTTACCTTATCCCCCTTTTTAAAAAGGGCATCAGCCCCATTTGCAAGTGGTTTATTTTTAAAATTTAACTTTTTAGGTAAAATAATTGTAGCAGTATCAGTCAAGTTCTCCCATGAGCTATTGACCTCTACCTCATGGACATAGTTAAACAAATACTGCCCTATGCTAATCTTACATATTAGCCTAAACAAACTCATCGCAAATCCTCGTTAATACCCACTTCTATTGGGTTATTGCTTACACAAGAAAGCTCAAAGGCTTGCAAATTCTTAAACCCCTCTCTCTGAGGGAACTTACAATCCTCTATCACCAAATTATACACTTTGAATAGTGCTAAGAACGGACTAACTACCTCTATATCAGTTTGCAAATCGCAAATTTCCACTAGCCTTTGCATCTGCTCCTCTGGGTAGTCGCTATTAGGACTAACCAGCACACCCTTGATATTAACACTTCTATCGGTAAGGCTTATAAGTTCCTTCACTGTCCCATTGCGACCTTGAATAGCCGTTTTTACGATATTTTTTCCAAAACTTACGTCAAAAAGAACTACCTTCAAGTCAATGCCTTTATAGGTAATTTTTTTTCCGTCCAAGGTATAGCTCCCGTCCTTAATTTGCAGCGGTGCAAATACAGGCGTTCCCAAATAGCTCACATAAGGGTCTTTCCCCTCGGTCCTCTCAGGAGGCAGGGTAAACTTATCCCCTTTGAGTTCTTCTACGGGAGTAGGAGCTACAAACTCCTTCACCCTGACCGCATTGGGTATATTAAAAATAGACTTGATTAAAAATTTGCTCATTACTAAACGGCTAAATTCACATCATTTGTCGCACTCAGCAAGACTTTGGTAATCTCCTCCCTCACCCTGCTTGCACTTTCAGTAAGGTTAGTCGTATTGATATTTAGGCTTTCTACCAACTTTTCTATGTTAATCGTCAAATTTTTGGCGGTCCCCGCATCCGATTTGATTTCAGAAATGCCCGCTCCAAGTCCAGATTTACTGCCCTTGCCGCCTGTGCTTGCACCACTTATTGAACTTGGATTGCTACCACCACGACCATTCATATTCATAAAATCCAGCAAACTTTGCCCTTTGCCCTCTGCCCCACTTTGATTATACTTAATCAAATCAGTTAAGCCGAACCCCTGCGATTGAGCATCTTCTAATTGTTTCTTTTCTGCATTTGATTTTTGGTCAGCTCTTATTTGATTCTCTATGGCAGTTTGCTTAAGTAACCTATTTGCCTCCTGACTCTGAGCAAAGTCAGCTAATCCGCCTTTTACGCCTTCTGTATAGGCTTTCCCTACACCAGTCCCAATGTCCACCGTATTTGTAAATAAGTCTTTGGCAAAGCTACCTATGCTTGTGGCTAACTGTCCAAAGCCTGTTTTAATATGCTCAAAATCTAATATAAAAATGCCTTGCAATAAGTTTCCTACCCCTTTTAAAGCCTCCCAAACATTTGCCACAAAACTTTTTACAATATTCCAAAGCCCATTAAAAACCACTTTGCCCGCTTCCCAAAGTCCCCACAGTGCGCCTCTAAAATCTTCTGAGGTAGCATAAGCATAACCAAACAAAGCCACAAGCCCAACAATTAAACCGCCAAGCCAAACAATAGGATTAGCAAGTATAGTAATATTGAGCAAAGCCATTGCGCCTGTCAATATACCAACTGCTATGCCTGCTCCTTTGAGCATATCCTTCACCATTGGCATATTTTGATTAATAAAAGTAGCAAATTTGCTTACATAAGGATTTACCTTATCTGCTAAGGCACTCCCTATAGCCAGCAATTGATTTGTTACCATGATACCAATTTTGATAATAGGCTCTAAGCCCTGACCAAGTTTGAGTTTAAAAGCATCAAAGTTATCAGATAGATTTGATAATTGCCCTCCAATAGTGCCGCTAATTGCTGCCATACTTCCTTGCACTCCCTTCATGTCCCCAAGACCTAATAAATACCCTCTTATTGCACTTGCCTCATTTTTTACCGTTGTAGTAATTCCTTTAAAAGTAAAACTTATCTTATCTTTGTTCTTTTCTGCTTTAATACCAAATTCTTTGAGCCTCTCCATCTCACCTGTCTCTGCGTCTAAAACCGCCTCTACCAGTTGGTCAAAGTCTTTGCCTGTACTACTTGCCAAATCTCCTAACTTGGTCATCTCTGCCATAGTAGGAACAAAACCTCTATTTACAAGTTTTATATAGCTCTCAGTAAGGTTATTAAGTTGGAAAGGAGTTTTGGCGGATAAGTCTTGCAAATCTTTCATTGCTTGATTAGCAAGCGTTTGATTGCCAAAGGAATTGGTAAGGACTGCATTGTATTTCTGAAAGTCAGAAGTTACCTTGACTATTTGCCCTCCAAAATCTATCATACCACTAAAAGCAAAAGCCCCCGCCACAAGCCCAACCATAGGAGATATAGAGCTTCTTAGCTTGCTAAACCTATCAAAAATTCCATTTGGTGGTAGGTTTTCAAGCCTTTTTATTTCGGCTTCTAATCTTTTAACCTCTTCATTTGCCTTGCCAATGTCTGCTGTATTCAAGGATAGGTTTCTTTTCTCTTGTAAGTCAGCAAGTTTTATTTTTAAAGCTTGAATATTTGATTGGGCATCATTGGTGTTCAAATTGATACCTGTCAAGCCTTGTATCTTTTGTTTGATACCGTCTATTGATTTATTAATTTGCTTTTCAAAAGGCAGGGTAGGAGCTATATTGCCAATATCTCCTAAATTAAAATCACCATTAAAATTAGCAAGGTTACTAAGTTCTGTTTTGGTTTTTTTAACATTAACTGCAAGTCGTGATAAGTCATTATCAAACGCACTACTTTTCCCCGCCAAATCAGTAAATGTTTTGCCCAATTTAGCAAATTCACCTTCTCCAAGTGTAGCAATATTGATAGTAAGACCGTAACTTTGACCTGCCATTTTGCGTAATAATTAATAAAATAAAATTATGTTTGACGCTTTTTTTCTCCCTATTCTGCTTATCGCCTTAGTTTGGGCAATGAAATACAACACACAAGTATTGAAGTTGCTTACTAAAATTGGAACTGTCTATTTAATCATTAAAATCTTACTTTTTGTGGCTTAATCCAGTCCTTTCATTTTCAAACTTCAACACCTCTTTAAGTTCGTTCCATCGCATTGCCCACCTCTCATCGTCAAGCGTGTCAGGGTCTATGTGGAAATGATACCGTAATAGCGC